TCTCCCATTGGGGGCATATTGTCTGCATCCATGTCGCTTGGACCACCCATGTTATCTGCATCAGGCTCATCATGTGGCTCATCCTTGTCTAGGTCTGGCAACATTTTTAACGGACCTTTATCTAGGTCACCTAGATCACCAATGCTAGAAATACTTGGACCGGGAGGTGTTAACGAAGGCATACCCATTGGTTCAATTTCAATAGCCTTAGGCATTGGTTGATTGATCATGTCTGGATTGACTTTAGTCATCAACTTCATTAGACTTTCAATGTTGTCCATACCTTGAGCATTTAAATTAACACTCATGCTAGGATGTGCTGGAGGCGGAGGCATTTGGTTGCCCATCATGCCCATTGATGATTGTCCCATCATTGGATCACCACATTCTCCAACTGGTGTTGCTTCTTGTACTTGTGCCTGTGCTGGTTGATCCAACTCACGCATTCTTGCCATTAACTGATTAAAATCCATTATTTACTCCCCATGGCGCTTTTTAGGCCGGCCTTGTCTGTTTTAGCCTTGGGCAGTTTATACTCTGTCGGCCCGTCTTGATCTTTTTTGCGTTGCTTTGCTGTTTTTTCTAAATCTTTTAAGAAACCACGATTGAAGTCATCTCCAAAATAGTTTTTGCCTTTGATCTTGGGATCACCAACTTGTGCATCAGTTAGCAATACATCTTTAACTTCTTCTAGATCTGCAAAAACTTGTTCAGTTTCACTTGGTTCGTCGCTGCCTCTAACACGGAAGCAGTGTTCTTCTAGGCCCAAACTTTTAATATCATTGATAATTTCTGGGCTGGTAATTGGGTATTCGCAAATAACTTCGAATATATGAACTTCGCAGTTTTTCATTGTGGGAAAGTCCAAAGGCAATGATTGAATCGGAGTTGTGCTAATCTTTTCAAGTTTAATGCATTTGCATCTATCTAAAGATGTTTTTAGATTTTCTTGAAAAGTCTCTGGCAAGTCACCGGCTACTTTGACCTTGAAGTCGTAGACCTTTTTGCTTTCGGTAAGATATTCTTTTAGAGTTTTCATACGAGTATTTATGCTTTTCCGCCCAGTTTCTTGATCATCTCATTGCGATCTAACACTACATATCCTGCACCGTTGATAACATCATTTGGGTCTTCGTTGTTGTCTTTGTCAATCTTATACTTCTTTAATTGTAGATCAATTGCTTTGAGTTTCTTTTCAACTTTGTTAGTCTTTGCTGTGATTGCATGGCCCAGCATCGAACTAGCTACTTCAAAAATCCTGCTAGAATATCGCACTTCAACATTCATGCCTAGATCCATTAGATCATCGTAGGCTTTTTCAGCCTTGTTGGCTAGATCATCAAGTTCTGCATCGCCTAGATCGTTTAATTCGTTGATTGCTGGTAGGCTTTGTGTAATGCGCTCAACCTCAGCATAGCTTTCGTCAATGCTACGCACAGGTGTATGATCTTTTACCGGTGTTTCTACAGCTAGCTCTACCTCTGGAACAGGTTGAGCTCGTTCGTCTAGATTAAATAATTCTTCAAGTTTCTTGGTCATATCAGTACTTATCGACGACTGCCGCCTTGATGGAAAATATCACCTTCATTTACCACCCTAAATTTTAAGCCTTGTTGTTTGCACCATGCCCTAGCAGCTTCCCACTTGGCCATGTTCTTTACATACTGCTCTTGGTTATATCTGCTCTTTCCTACTTTTTCTAGTATAGTTTGGCTTTCTGGTTTTACTTCAACAACTTCAGCATGTTTGCCGCCAGTTTTGTCATTGTAGACAATAAAGAAGTCTGGTACATATATTGTATACTTGCCGGTAAAGGGATCACGATAGGGAATCTGTATGCTTTCGCTGGCCCATTTTTCAACACCTTGATGTTCATCTAGCATACGCATGAATACAAATTCCCAACTGCTACGAGCTAGTGGAGTCTTTTTCCCTACATACTTTTCAGGATTCTTCATTTCAAACCGACCTTGGGCAAATTTCATAGTTAGGCCGCAATGTTACGAGTCTTGAATTGGTCGTCGGAATTGGCTGCTTTATATCCTAGAGCGCTCGAACTAGGTCTATTGTTGTTTAAGATTTCTGCAACCATGGCGCTGAGTTTTACACCGTCGAGAGTTTTTAATTGATCGATTAACTGAAATACAGGAATACTTTCTAGTTTGGCCTGTCGTAATACCACTGCCGCAGTAATTTCAGCAGCATCGCGGTCAAATCCGTTGGTCATAAAAAAGCCAATAGCCGCTTCTACATCATTGGCTGAAAATTCTAAAGGACTTTGGCCATATTCATCAAAGAACAATTTAGTTTTTGCTGCGCTGTCTGTGCTCGATTCAATAGGTGGTAGATTTGTTCTCATGTATTATCCAAAAAACTTTTTGGCTGATGCTAGTATAGAATCACCACTAGGGATATTTTTAGGAAATATACTGCCGGCAATACCGCCAACAGTATTAACAATTCCGCCAATTGCCGCAGGACTACTAATAATCTGTCCTAGTTCTCTTGCAATGCCATCCTTGCTTAAACCTTTAACATTATTATATGTGTTTATAGATTTAATTGCAGTACCCAAGAATCCTGACGGACTGTTAAATGCTGCGCCACCTGCAACATCTCCAAATATACTTTCTATGCCGCCTAGTACACCGCCTTCACCAAACAATGCAGATGATCCACCACCTTGAATGCTTAACGGACTTGGAGTTACATCGTAGTGTAGTGTGGCAAATCCCTTAGGACTATTAGTTGAAACTTTTCCTGTACTATACTGTACAGATTCATACTGTATAGTCATAGCACTTTCCATAACGCCGCCGTCGGCGTAGTCAACATTGCCGTGATTCCAACTTTGAATTCTAGGATTAACTAGAGTGTAACCGTTGAATCTACTACGACTCATTGTATAGATACTAATACTCTTAAAAAAATCACCACGCTTGTCGTTGTCTAGACCATATCGATAATTATCAAAACTTGTGCCGGCATTTCTATAGTGCAGGTCTTCGTAGGCATTTGACGGTAGTTTACGATCTTGAATATATGCAGCATAGTATATCGCCCATAACGAATTAACAATTCCAGAATTGTCGTCGTGCATGGTAATGTTAACTGGTTCATAATTCATTGACTTGTACAATAATTTTTTTCTATTGTACTGATTTTTTGTAACCATTTCAAAATTAAACTTTGGTAGTTCTACAGTTTTGCAAAGTAGAGCAACTTCTTGACTATGTTTTGCAGTAAATGCTGTGGCATTGTGTGCCCAAGGATTAATGTCAAATACCACATAGTAAAGAAATTTATGTCTTGGGGCAAGTCTAAATGTATCGTCAACAAATGTTCTGGCAGCATGTTGCCAGTCACCCATGATTCCTTTTGGTTTAGTAATACCTCCGACAATACCGGTAAAGAAATTACCATCGCCGAGTAGATATCTTGTGAATTTATTTGCCATACAATTATTTATGTCACAAAAAAACCCGGTATAAAACCGGGTTCTTTTGAATCAATTAAGATTAAGCTGCGCCTGGAGTCAAACCAGTAATAGCTTGAGTAGCTGCTTGACGACCAACTAGCGTACCAACACCAACTGTACCAGCTTCGTGTAGGATGTTGTCGTATCTGATGCTTAGTGCAACTGTAGCAACTTCATTGGTTCCATAGTTCAAATCACCGTAGTCAGTGTTTTGTAGGAAGCAACCAAAGCACTCAAATGTCTCAAGTACTTGTGGGCCTAGGGCACCGTTACCACCGTCTAATACTTCAACGCGAGTTGTGAACTTATAGTCAATACCAGAACGAGCACTTGCCTGCTCTAGGAAGTCGAACTGCTTCTGAATTTGCTGACCAACTAACTTGATAACATTGCCTGCTGCGTCATCACGGACGTTTAAGGTCAACATTTCGTGCGTTGGTTTACCGCTTAGATAGATCTTTGAGTTGTAAATAGGAACTTCGATTTCTTCAAAAGCAATCTTAGGTCTACTTACGTCAATGACCTGCTTGGTTAATTCTGTACTAGCCTGTGTACCGAAGCCAAGCAATGTCACTCTGAAGCGATACTTCAGTTTTGGCATCAACATACCAGTGTTGGTACCAGGACCAGCTGGGTTGATCGAAAAGTTATTTAATGATGTAATTGGCATTTCTTTGCTCCGTTAATTAAATTTCACCAGTATTCTTGATGCGTACTGGGATGTAGATGAATTCTACGGCCTTGACTGGCTCAATAGCAATATCAACATACAACTCATTACGATCAACTCTACTTGGTGTGTTGTTTGACTCATCACAAACTACTGCAAAGTCATACAGAGCTCTTAGACCAACTAGTTCTAATAACAAGCTCTCTACTGCGCCTTTGATTTCATCACGAGTGATAGAATCGTTTGGTTCAAACACATATGGGCGAGCTAGTTTTGATAGCTGGCTTCTTAGATAAACAACTAGACGAGCTACGTTGATTCTATCTAGTGCGCTGGCATTTCTAGCACGAGTCTTCTGACCATAAGCAACTAGTCCAACACCAACAAAGAATGGAATCGGATTAACTTTTAGATCATAAAGCACATCTCTTGTACCTTCGTTCAATGCAACAGTTTGGAATTCACCGCTTAGTGCATCAATGTAACCTACGCTGGTTGCGTTAGTAATACCACCGCGTCTTGTACCTGCTGGTGCAAACCACGGATAGCTAACTTGGTCGCTTAGTGCGTATGTCTTCAACATCATGTGTGATGCTGGAACAACTGCGTTAGCACCGCCTAGGTCTGTGGTAAATCCGTTTGGATAGTAAACTGCGCAATATTCGTCATAGCTAACAATACCGTCATCACCGTTGTCTGTTACTAGAGCAGCATTAGTACCCCAGTTTAACAATGATGTAGCATCGCTTGGTAGACGCAATGGTGTGTCACCGATAACGAACGCTGTTTGACCACGATCAATGTTCAAGCTGATCAAGTTCTGTAGCGTCTCTGGATATCCAGGAGCAGCGATCAGGTTGAAGTTTCTACGCTCTTCGTCACGGATTTCTTGGCTAGTGTCGATAACTGACTTCATTGCCTGTACAACAACTTTACGCTGTGCATGACGACCAAAGCTGCCAGAACCGTCTTCGTTGTTACCACTTTCTGTAGTCCAACGATCTGACCAATAACCACTCATGCTTTCGCCTGAAACAAATGCGTTACCAGCTAGGGTAGCAGCACCAGTTCTTGCATTGTCTGCATTTAGGTCAATGTAGCTGTTTTGATATTTCTTAACGTTACCACCACTTCTGCGTAGGTTCCATAGCAACATACCTTTTGGATATAGTGCTGGATCTGGAGCATCTGGGTCTAAGTAGTTGTTGGCTAACAAGTCAGCAATAGTGCTTGGTGTGCTTGATGCACCACTAGTTGCCCAACGAGCATCAGCAAATAAAACACCTTGATCTGTAATTTGATCTGTCTTGTCAACTAATACCCACTCTAAGTTTAAACCGTCCCATTTGTAAATTGTTGGGAAATTTTCCATGTCAGCTGTGCTGATCCATAGATCACCGTTGACTAGTGCTGAACTGTCGCTTTGTCCGTTAGCTGCTGCTGGAGCAGTAGCACCTACAATTGGGCCACCTGGGCTTGTTTGTAATAGTGGATCAGCGTTGTAGTAAGGGCTTGTAGAATGCTTGTAACCAACCCATGTACGACCGTTATGAATCATCATATCAACTTCAGCAAAACTGTTGTTGTACCATAGTTGTCCGTCTGTTGGCTCGTTTAAAGGAGCATCTGGACTTGCTGCAAAACCATTTGTGGCTTCGTCGGCTAGTGGGCGCCAGTTAGTAACAATATAATCTTCTGCTGCTTCTGTAGGGGCAGTGTAGAAGTTAGCTGTACCAACTTCTGTAACCACATTATAAGGTGTAAACAATGCTGCTACAGGGTTTCCTGTGCCGCCTGCGTCAGTTAAACGAATCTCACCACCAACCTTATGGCTTAGTGTAATTGTATTGTCGGCTGTAACTGCTGCTTCAATGTGATTTGTAACGGCTGCGCCAGCTGTGTCAGTCATTGAAATAGCATTAATAGCTGCTGCTAATGTTTCAGCATCAGCTGTAGAACCTGCTGCGGTGAAACTAACTGTTGTTGCTGCAGAAAGTGCTAGACTACCTTTGATAGTTTGTTTAATAGTAAATGTTCTAGCACCTGCTGCAAATGTACTTGCAGTAATTGCTGCGGATTCAACAACAGTTGAACCTGTAGTTGCTCGTCTCCAAACACGGAAGCTCAACTCTTTGAAAGTTGTGTCACGATCATCTGGTTCTGCATCTGTCCCGTCAGCATAACTGAATTGTTCTTCAGCATTAGCTAGAACATAGATACTGTCAGCTGGAATGTTTGTACCACCGCCACTACGGTCTAGGTAATACAATGAACTTGCACTAGTGTCATAGATCGGAGCATCGTAGGCCACCCATGCACTAGTTGCAGAATTCCAACGCTTAACTCTCCAACGAGCGCCTTCACCTGGCTCAGTTGTTTTTAACCATACACTTCCAGTTGGCTTTGGCTCAGTGTCGCCAGACTTAAATTCTGGAACTGCTGTGTGAGGAGCAATAGACAATGTTGGAGGAAAGTATTCGCCTGCCTTAATACCAATGTCGCTGGCCGTTACTGTAGCTGCAATAATGTCACCAGTGCCTGCTGCTAAAACAATACTACCAGAGCTTGTTGAGTCAGCTTGACCTTCTGTTGCACCGTTGCTGTATAGATAAATCTTGTTGTTTACTAGTTTAGCATATACGCCTGCGCTTCCGCCCATTGCTGTATTGATATCGCCAACTAGACTTGCTGGAGTTGTTCCCGATGCAGTAATCAATGTACCATTCAATGAGAATGTATCACTAACTGACCATGCACCTGTACCAGTAACAGTTTTAGAAGTAACTGTTGGCCAACTAGCTGCCCAACCACCGCCACCTACTTTAACCCATGTACCTGCTGACACTAGACTACCACTTTCGTTGTAGCCGCCGCCTGGGCTCTTGAAATAAATTCTTGCTAGTTCTTTGGTTACTGAACCAGTTTCAAATACTACCGCATAATCGCCAATAGATCCAACGGATCCTCTTGGTGCATTACTGGTAATTTTTGTTGTTGCATCGTCGTCTGTTAGAACGATTGGCTCTTTCATTGTGAATGTTTGACCGCCTGTGGTGTCACCGGCTGCGCCATTCCATTCAAAGATACCGTATGTTGTGCCGCGAGTATCAACCCACCATGCACCATCTGTTGGCTCTGCACCTGGCTCTGTTGCTGTGCCTTCTAGCTCGTTTAGGTTAACATCAGCACGTACAATAAATGCACTTGCCGAAACACCTAGATAGCTGTAAGCTGCCAATAGACCGTATTCGTTGCGCTCACTACCGTGAATTGGTGTGTTGCTAGGTGTCTTTTCAAAGAAAGGAACACCAAACAAATCGCCTACATCTTTCTGACTTGTTAGTCTAAATGCTTTTCCAGCATTTGCTTTTGTTGTAGCAGTAGCAGTGCCTGTGCCTGCTCCATTGCTTTTATCCTGTGCTGTGGCTACGACGATAAGAGGAGTGGTACCAGGTTCAGCTGGTGTATAAAAGCTCTCATCAATTATCGTAACTTGTACGCCTGGGGAAACTAGTGCCATATTGTATTCTCCTGA